ACGTTTCACAGGCTTGGCAGTATCGCTCGCCCCCGCCGAAGGACCACTCGGCGAGGACGCGGAGACGTTTTTTTCCTGTTCCAACAGCAGACCTTTGGACACATAGGCCAGCTGGAAAGCCTCGAAGATCGGCCAGATGTCGAGAAGCGCATCGATGGCGTTCGGGCTTGGATCGATGGGCTCGCCGTCGGTATCGCCGATACCCTCCCAGGCAAGCACCGCCCGCCGCGCGAGCGCCTTGGCGAAGGCTACGGCGCGTTCCTCGTCAGACGCCTCCTTGGGGACCGCCTCCACAACGGGATCGCTGCGTGTCGCGACCATCAGCGCCGTGGTCAGCGGGCGAAGTTGCGCCCGCACACCGGGCGCCAAGTCATGCCAGCGAGGCTGGTTGGTCAGATCGAGCGTCAGCATCAATATACCTCAATGTCGTTGATCAGGGTGGCGGTGCACATCCGGCCGACAATGCTGTCGCGTGCCGCCTGCCAGTCGAAGGTCGCCTGCACGCCCTGCGGTCCGGAAATCTCGATGCGTGGGCGCGGCAAATAGACGGCGTGCACCGTGAAGGTGAAACTCTCGCCAGAAGGCAGCACATAGGCAAACTCCACCTCGCAGGGATCGCCGTTAATCGCCTGTGTCACCAGCGTCTGATCGGCGAAGCGCACCTCAATGGAACCGGTCAGAGCCGCAATGGACGGGTCCGCGCCGTCGATGCGTCCATCCGAGCGGATGGTTTCGATTCGGTCGAGGTTGTTGGCATAGGTGATGTCGGCCGAGACAACATTGCCGAGGGCCGACCCGTTTCGCGTTATCGCCCCGTTGAAATGCCCGAAGCGTTGCAATTCGAGGGCGGCAGGCGTTCCGGCACTCGTCGTCGCGCCCACGGTCTCGCCCTGCGCCACCAGCCGCGCCGTGGTCGTCAGCAAGCCAGATCGCTGCATCCGCCAGTTGATCTGATCCAGCACGCAGCCAGAATACATCGCATATCGCGGCACCTCCGGCATGCCGGTCTCGATGGACATGCTGGGCAGCGTCCAGGACCCCGACTGGAATTCATGCGTCCAAGGGCCGGTGCCGGAGGTGGTCGGGTCGCCAAAGGCTGCCTTGAGCCAGAACCCGAAGGCCTCGGCATCAAGCGGCACCACGACATCGCCGTCCGCCGTCACCGCATCCTTGATCGGCGCCAGCGGATCGCGCCCATAGCCCAGCAGTTCGGAATTGAGCAGTGGTTGTTCCGCCCCCAGCGAGGTGCTGGCGAACGGCATCTTGGTGAAACCGCCCACCGGCGGTGTTCCATAGGTCGTTTCGAACGCAAGCGCCATCTGCGCCCGCGCCCCTTGGGCTCGTGCCATCGTGTTCTCCTCGGATTGTCGGGATCAGCCGAGTGGATCGGCCGTGGAATAGTGCAGCACAACTGGAATGACGGCCGCCTTCAGGCTGGCCGCGCCCTCGATGGGCAGATCGACCGGGCGCGGTGCTTCCGCCTCGACCCAGTCGCAGAGGCCGCCGAGCGTGCGGTCGGCTGCAATCGCGGTACCGATGCTGGCGGTCAGCGTGTCGAATGTGGCGTCACGGTCGGAATCCTGTACGACCGTCTCAATCTCGGCGCGGTGCTGGTAGTGGTAGCGTAACGGCGAAAGCGTCACCTCGGGCTCCCCCGGCTCGCCATCCCGCAGGATCAGCAGGCCAGCGGCTGGCACACGCTCGGGCAGCACTTCGCCGCGCAGGGCGGTAGCGGCCAGCACCGAGAGCCGCGCATGCAGCGCGGCGAGAATGGTTTCGCGAGGTTTGGGCATGTTTGTTTACCGTGGTGCAGTTGCAGGGAAGGCCCGCCTCGAGCCCACTTTGACCGATGCTACGTTAGTCACAAATGGCATCAATGCGCAGCAGCCGCACGGTCAAGCTGCCGATTCGACTGAGCGCTAGGCGCAGGGAGCTCACTTTCGCTCGGCCGTCTTGCTCTGTTGGAATTGAAGGTTTAGCTTTAGTCGATGGCGAGAAGCGAAGTGTATGAATATCGAAGAGATTCTCCAGAAGTATGGCCTCCCGCGTTCAATGGTTGTGCGGCACGATGATCCATCCGGATGGATGACGCCTTTTGCCGTAGAGGCGCAGGAAATTTGCTCCGCCTCCGAGGTTAGCTTTGTGTTTCTTGAAAGCCAGGGCATGCAGGCCGTGGCAGTTCAGGACCAGGAAAATCTGGTAGGGGTATATGCTGGAATGTTTTGGATGCTTTGCCGTCTCGCTTCCTTGGTCGCGGCCCGCGGTATCTTCCCTGCCCTCCAGGGCGTCTCGGAACCGACTTGGAAGCCTGACCTCGAACGCTCGGAGCGGGCACCGCGCGATCTGCTAGATGAAAGGAAGCCGTTCGACTGGCAGCTAGAGAGTATTGGCTGGAAGGGGGCTGGAGAGCGCCAAATCCTGTTTCACGTTGTCCTCTCGTTATGTTTCCGCTTTGTCGTTCTCCACGAAGTCGGTCATATAGAAAACGACCACGGTCGTCGGCGTGGGCGCACCGGCGACAATTTGCTATTCGTTGATCGTCCAAGTCCGCGGTTGCTCCAACCGGAAGGAGCGTATGAATCGCAAGCGCGCGAGCTAATCGCCGATGGCTTCGCATTCCAACGCTTAATCAGGATTTTTGACAATGAGCTCACGCAAGGTAGTCATCTTGAGTATTCGCGGATTGTACGCGAACGCCTTGTCGCAGATGCGCCTTCCCTGATCCGTTTCACGCTTTGTATCATCTTCCTTTATTTCCGTTTGTCAGATCGTTCGGATTGGCACAGTACACCCCTGAATCGCTTGAGCCATCCGCCGGCACCCTTCCGTATGAAGGCACTGTTCGCGCTGCTTGTTGAGGCTAAGCCATTTGGCGTCAACGAAGAGAAAGTCTGCCAAGTTATCTCAGAAACGATTTCGGTCGGCGACGCTTTGGCGAGTGTTGTATTCGACACCTATCCGCAGCCTGAATGGATCAAGCGAATTTCAACGCCCGAGCATGATCGCCATTTCAACAAAATATATGAGCAATTTGGCAACTGGTCAGGGCGTCTGCCGACCGTCTAATTAGTCACCATCATCTCCGCCGCATGCGACATCGTTAAGGTCTCCGTGCCCGGTCTTGTCACACATTGTCGCCTGTCCGCCGCATGCAACATCATTGCCGGAACCGTGCCCAGTCTTGTCACACATTGTCGCCTGTCCGCCGCATGCAACGTCATTGCCGGAACCGTGCCCGGTTTTGTCGCACATTGTCGCCTGTCCCCCGCATGCGACGTCATTGCCGGGCCCGTGCCCCGTCTTATCGCAGTAGTCTGCCAATCCTCCGCAAGCTACTCTGTTTCCCGGCCCGTGACCGGTTTTTTCGCATCGGTCCGCTAGCGCCCCGCACGACACAGTATTTCCCGGTCCGTGACCGGTCTTCTCGCACATATCGGCGCTGGCGGAAGCGAATGTTGCAAAGTGAGCTACGACTCCAACGATTGCACTCGCGAGCGTTAAACGATTCATAGTGGTCCTTAAAAATTGACGCTCCCGAATGGAGAACCCTTCTTTTTATTATGGATTTATATTTTTGAAGGCACAACCGGCTTGCTCAAGGTTGGGCGACCGGACTTAGGTGACCATGCTCAACGGCATCTTTCGCTCGAAGGTATTTGGTTCGGCATCCTTTGTGTCCCCGCCTTAACGCAGGCGTGGTCATGCGCGACCTGCGAATTGGGCTGGCTGTGCTCATTGCTTGCGAAGGAACGAACGGTAACTTAGTCCGCACAGCCGACGTCATAGCCTCTCCTCCATCCAGTTCGCCACAATCAACCCCGGCACGCTGTCCAGCGCCCGCTCTGCGTCGCGGTCGAGGTTCAGCCGCTTGGGCAAATTGACCTGCGACACCAGGAGGAAGATCGGCGCGGTGACCTTGCCCCGCCCGGTCTTGGAGCGCGACACTACCGCTTGGCCCCTGGTGTTCAGCCGTCCCTCCGCCACCAGCAGGCTCGGCCCTCTCCGACGATAGACAAACCGCAGGCGCAGACCGGTGCGGCGCTCCCACTCAAGCGGTGTGATGCGCCCGCCTTTGCGGCTTTTCCCGGCAGCGGGCAGCGGGATCGCCAGCCAGAACCCGTCCTTCGAGCGGATCAGCGGGCCGGTATCATGGGCACTGATGATCTCCGGAGCCTTGGACCAGACCAGTGCGGCGGCATCAAGACTTTCGCCTGACCTCGGGAAGTTTTGGTTGCGGATGGAGTTACCCAGCCGGGTTCCCAACCTCGCGCCGATGATCTGGCCGCGCCAGGCGGATTTCAAACTGCCGCCTGCCTCTCTCATTGCCGCCGATACCGCCTTCTCACCGGCGGCAATTTCCGCCTGCATCATCGCCACGATGTCCGGATCAATGTCGAGCTTCAGCTTCATGACGGTCGCAGGTCCAACGTCCAGATCAGGCGGTCGCTGTCACGCAAAGGCTCG